CTCTGCTGAAAAAAGCTCTCGGATTTTCCGTAAAGGTGAAGAAGCCGATCAAGGTAAAGACAAAGAGACAGCTTCAAGGAAAAGGAACGATCGAAGAAGAGCATATTGAATACGCTGAAGAAGAGGTTTATGTGCCGCCTGACACAGCGGCTCAAATCTTCTGGCTCAAGAACCGCAAGCCTGACAAGTGGAGAGACAAGCCAGCGGCAGAAAATGAAGCAGTATTGGACGATGGATTCTATGATGCTTTGAATGGAACTGCGGCGAAAGACTGGGAAGACGATGCAAGCGAATAGAGTTCAAGCATTCAGATTTAAGCCTTTTTCCCTGAAGCAAAGGAAAGTCCTGAACTGGTGGACAGAAGATTCTCCTGTTGAATATATGGACGGAATCATCTGTGACGGCGCAATCAGATCAGGAAAAACGCTGTGTATGTCGCTTTCCTTTGCCATCTGGGCAATGCACACGTTTGACGGGCAGAGCTTTGCCATGTGTGGAAAGACTGTCGGAAGCTTCCGCAGGAATGTCCTTTTCTGGCTGAAGATCATGCTTAAGGGAAGAGGATATCAGGTAGATGATCGGAGAAGTGAAAACCTCGTGATCATCTCCATGGGTGACAGAGAAAACTATTTCTACATCTTCGGCGGCAAGGATGAACGATCACAAGACCTGATACAGGGCATCACGCTGGCTGGAGTATTCCTCGATGAGGTTGCCCTGATGCCAGAGTCATTCGTGAATCAGGCTACAGGCCGATGCTCTGTTGACGGCTCCAAGCTCTGGTTTAACTGCAACCCAGAATTTCCGTCACACTGGTTCAAAACCGGATGGATAGACAAAGCAGACGAGAAAGGTCTGCTTTATCTGCATTTTGCGATGGATGACAATCTCAGCCTGTCTGAGAAGATAAAAGAGCGTTACCGCAGGATGTACACAGGGGTCTGGTATGACCGATTTATCCTCGGACTCTGGGTGCTGGCTCAAGGCCTGATCTATCCGAATTTCCAAGAGGCTATAGAAGAGCCTCCTGTTGAGGATATGAGCAAGCCTGAGACGATTCCAACCCAGTACGGATTGAGTATAGACTACGGAACACAAAACGCATTTGCGGCGATTCTGTGGGCAAAATACGGCACTGTCTGGTGGGCTATCAAGGAGTATTACTACAGCGGCAGAGATTCTGGAGTGCAGAAGACTGACAGCGAGTATGGTGACGATCTTGATGCGTTTATTGAGGGCATCGCTGAAGAGCAGAAAATTGAGACCGTGATAGACCCGTCAGCGGCTTCCTTCATTGCTCTTCTGAGGAAGAAAAGCCGGTACAAGGTGCGACCGGCTGACAATGCGGTTCTGGACGGAATCAGAGAGACCGCAACGGCAATGCATGATGGGAGAATCAAGTTTTCTCCTGCCCTCGTCTACTGGAGGCGAGAAATCGAGGGTTATATCTGGGATGAGAAAGCCGATGATGATCATCCTGTGAAGGTAAATGATCACGCAATGGATGCCACACGCTACTGGGTGAAGACAAAGAAGCTGGCGGCTATGAAATCGGCTTACAGACCGATCTGGAATTGAGGTGCATAGATGGTAACATATCAGGATTTACTGGAACTCGGCGAAAATGAAAGAGACCGCATGAATTTCGTGCTGGATGCGATCTCAAAGCATCAGTCAACGCTGGAGTACAGAGTCGCAACGGATGCCGAACTGTATTACAACGGCGAGAATCCGACCATCAACAAATATGAGAAGATCATCTATGACACGATGGGCAGAGCGCACGTGGATATGTGGACAGCAAACCACAAGATCGCAAGCTCCTTTTACACGTTTGTGGTCGATCAGGAGGTCTCCTATCTGCTCGGCAATGGCGTTACCTTCGGAAAGACTGACACGAAGGGAAAACTCGGCCTGAATTTCGATGAGTCTGTGCAGGATGCTCTGGAATACTGCCGCATCGCTGGCACTGCATTCGGATTCTGGAACTATGATCATCTGGATATCTTCAGCTTCACTGAGTTCGTTCCTCTGTATGATGAGGAAACCGGTGCATTGATGGCTGGCATCCGCTTCTGGCAGCTCGATGCTCAGAAGCCGATGAGAGCAACACTCTATGAGATAGACGGCTACACCGAATATATCAAGCGCACCGGTGAAGATATCACTGTCCTGAAGGAAAAGCAGAGCTATTTGAGCAAGGTGGTCTCGTCTCCAGCAGGAGGAACTGAGATTACAGACGGCGGCAATTATGAAGGTTTTCCGATTGTTCCGATGTATTCCGACAAACAGCACAAATCCTCTCTGGTCGGAAAACGGAACACGATAGATGCTCTCGACCTTGCCTGTTCTAACATGGTCAACAATGTGGATGAGGGCAACCTGATCTATTGGGTGCTGACGAACTGCGGCGGCATGGATGATCTGGATGATGCGAAATTCGTTGAACGGCTGAAAACACTGCGTGTTGCTCATGCTGAAGGTGATTCTGGAGCGAAGGCAGAGGCAAAGACGGTCGAGGCTCCGTTTGAAGGAACATCCGCAACCATCGATATGCTCACCAGACGGCTGTACAACGATTTTCAGGCATTCGACTCCACGGCGGTAACTGCTGGGAACCAGACGGCAACTGCTATTCAGGCCAGTTACGTTCCTCTTGATCTGAAGTGTGACAAGATCGAGAGAGAGGTAACACGTTTCATCAATGGAATCCTCGCACTGGCTGGAATTGATGACAAGCCTACCTACCAGAGAAACCAGCTCATCAATAAACTGGAAGAGACTCAGCTTCTTGTTATGCAGGCTCCGTACTTCGATGCCGAGTACATCAGGAAGAAGCTCCTCGCCATCAATGGCGATGTTGATCTCTTTGATGAAATCAGCCAGAGAATCGACTCAGACGATATTGATCGGATTGATGATGTAGATGCTGATCAGGAGGACGAAAACGCAACAGACGGCAACCTGACATGATTGGGGCGGTAACAGATGGATGAGGCTCATGTGGCTACAGATAAGCTCCTCAAGAAGCTTGAGAAGGATGTTGCGAGAGAGTATAAGATCGCAACAAAGGAGATGCAAGCCAAGCTCAAAGCGTATCTGGAGAAGACAGAAGCGCAACGCAAAGTACAAGAGGGTCTGCTGAAGGAAGGAAAGATCACCAAGCAGGAATATTCAGACTGGTGCTTCCGTCACAACATGGTTGGCAAACGCTGGGAGCAGATGCGTGACACGCTGGCTGAAGATATGCATCACACCAATGAGATCGCAAAGGGCATCATGGAGAAGAGAATGCCTGATGTCTATGCGCTCAATGCCAACTATGCCACATATCAGATCGAGCATGACGGCCAGATCGATACCGGCTTCACTCTGTACAATCATGACACTGCTGAATATCTTCTCGGTGATCAGCGACAGCTCATGCCGAAGCCAAGCGCAAAGAAGGCCGCTCAGATAGCTGCAAACAAGGATATGCAGTGGAACAAACAGAAGATTCAGTCTGCTGTCCTGCAAGGAGTCCTACAGGGTGAATCTCCATACGATGTGGCAAAACGGCTCCAAGATGTGGGGCAGATGAACTATAACTCTGCTGTCAGATATGCTCGGACGATGACAACATCCGCTCAGAATGCTGGGAGGTATGAGTCATACAGGAGGGCAAGAGACCTCGGTGTTGATCTCACCATCGAATGGCAAGCCACTCTTGACCACAGAACTCGTCACGCTCACAGAATGATGCACGGACAGAGGACGGAAGTGGACAAGCCTTTCCACACTCCTGACGGCTATACGATCTATTATCCTGCCGATTCCACAGGCGAGAGCAATGCTCCACAGCGAGAGATATGGAACTGCCGTTGCACTCTTCTGGCATGGGTCAAAGGCCATGAGGGTGAGACTGTGAAGGACTCACCGAAAATGGACGGCATGAGCTTTGAGGAGTGGCAGAACGAAAAAGCACCGAAAACAAAAGAAAACGAGAAAGCATTTCAGTCCAGATTTGAGCCAGCCAAAGACATCAAAGAGGCCGAAAACTTCATAAAGCAGATTGTAAATGCAAAAGGCTTCGGAGCTTTGGGTGTTGATTACACAGGAATTGATTTGGAGGTTGCCAATATTGTCAATAAAACGCTGGTCGATCTGTATGATGAGTTCAACGTTCCAATGCTCGGCGGTATTGTTGCACCGGCTGGGAATACCACACTCGGAAAACAGATACAGAACGCAACGGCGGCATATTCTCCGATAAGAAACAGCTTTCTACTCAACAGGAAATCATTGAAGAATGTAAAAACGGCAGAAAAGGCTCTTCAGGCTGAGAAAAATGCTGTCACTGATATTCTAACGCACCCAGAGAGATATGATCTCTCAAAGGCATCCTCACGGCTTCGCAGAGTCATTGAGGCATCGAGAGAAAGCGGAAGGGGTACAGTTCCTGAAACGATTCCAGATGTTCTCTCACATGAGTTCGGTCATGCACTTGAAAAGCAGATTAAAAGGCTCGATTCCTTTGAACAGATCAGAAACAATATGCCAGAGTATGCGAGGAAGATTTCTGGATATGCTTCGGAAGATGTTTCAGAATACATTGCAGAGAGCTTTGCCTCATGGCGAAAAGGGGAAACACTCATTGACCCAGTTCTTGAAACTGCCTTTAAAGGGTTAAGGAGAACAACGTGAAAGATGATTGGATAGCGGACGATTTCACTGGCCTCGCTGAAGAGATCGAAAAGCTTAAAAAAGAAAATGGCGATTGATATCAAAATTTCCTCGGACAACACGAGGCAGATTCTCAACGAGCTGGAGCAGAAATGCCAAGCTGCGCTGGAAGCCTGTGGGCAACAGGCTGTATCTCATGCGAAGCAGAACATAACGGCGGCGAGCCGTGTTGATACTGGCGCACTGAGGAACAGCATGAACCACAAAGTGGACAGCGGTGCGAAGGTCTGTTATGTAGGCACGAATCAGTCTTATGCCATATACAACGAGCTTGGAACTGGCATCTACGCTGAAGGCGGCAAAGGCAGGAAAACACCGTGGAGGTACGTGGATGCCAAAGGGGAAGGACATTGGACACGAGGAATGAAGCCAATCCACTTCCTGAAGAATGCAATCCAAGACCATGCGGACGAATATAAGTCCATAATAGAACAGCAACTGAAGAAATGAGCAACCAAGGCGATCTGCCGAGGTTGCTTTTTCATTGGATAAAATCAGCGGCTCGTCACTGCTGTTTTTATATAAATAACGAACAACGAAGCAACGTTGCCGAAGCAAAGGAGTTAATACCATGGCGTTAACGAGGTCGTTCCTTAAGGGAATGAATCTGACCGATGAACAGGTTGGAGCAATCATCGAGGCACACACAGACACTGTGGATGCTTTGAAATCCCAGCGTGATCAGTACAAAGCAGACGCTGAGAAGCTGGTAACTGTCCAGAAGGAACTGGACAAGCTGAAGGAAGCCGCAGAGAACGGCGGCGATTATGACAAGCTCAAGAAAGAGTTTGAGGACTACAAGGCCGATGTCCAGAAAAAGGAAACCATTGCGGCAAAGAAAGCGGCACTCACCGAGCTGGCAAAAGATGCT